ATCCAGCGTGCCGCCCGAAGGCGGTCGCAGATAAAATGTCAAAAGGACAAAAAGCTGCAGCCACCCGTAAAAAAAGAAAAGCGGGAAATCCAGGTGGAAAACCTACCTCAATCAAATGGTCAGTTTCACCCACTGGACGTAAACGAAAGACCAAACGGAAAAGCACAAAAACATGACCAATAAGCGTAACTACAGAAAAGAGTATGATAATTACCAAGGCAAACCAAAACAAAAGAAGCGTAGAGCTTCTAGGAATGCTGCTCGTGCTAGTATGGCTAAAAAAGGGTTGGTAAAAAAGGGTGATGGCAAGGATGTGCATCACACAACGGGAAATCCTATGAATAACAAGAAGTTATCCGTTAAGCCCCGTAGTAAGAATCGTTCTTTTGCAAGAACAAAAACAGGAAGAAAGAAGAATCCTCGTGCCTAACAGAGAACTCACTGACTTACAGCATAAGTTTCTTGCCGCCTTATTTGGAGAAGCAAAAGGCAACCATGCAAAAGCTATGAGATTAGCTGGTTATTCTGAGTCATCAAATCCTCATGCCATAGTTAAATCCCTGCGTTCCGAGATTATGGAGCTTGCAGAACTTGAATTAGCGGCTAATGCACCGAAAGCAGTTATGTCTATGGTTGGTGTTATGGATGACCCAACTGCCATAGGTAACAGAGAAAAACTAGCTGCATCCCAACAAGTCCTTGACAGAATTGGCATTTCTAAGGTAGAAAAGTTAAATGTATCATCGGAAAAGCCGATGGGTGTATTTATCTTGCCAGCGAAAAAAGATGACGACAGTATCAACGAGATTGAATCCAACGAATAGGTATGCCACAGCGAATGGCCCAAGAGTGCCGTGGGGATACAAGCGTAATGATACTGAACCCCATAAGCTGGAACCTATTGATGAACAACTTGAAGCTCTTGAGCTAGGCATTGAATATTTAAAGATGTCATCCTATCCAGAAGTAGCTCGCTGGCTTACAGACTATACAGGGAGACGTATAACTCCTATGGGTCTGTGGAAACGTCTAAAAAGAGACGAAGACGACAGACGGAAGTATGGTAAACAAAAACGCAGTGCTGCCGAGGCCTCGGGCGAAACCCACGCCCAAGCCCAAGACTAAAGAACAGCGTGCACAAGATAAGTTACGTAAAGAAAAACGTTCTGCTCGTATACAATTAAATAGAGCTCAAAAGAAACTTGCTAACTTAGACAAAAAAGACCAACAAGAAGATGAGGTTTCATTTGTCGGTAGCAGTGCTTTTGAAAACCAAGAAGAAGTAAAAGAAGAAGTACTTTTTCAACCCAACGAAGGCCCACAAACGGATTTCTTGGCTTCGTCTGAACGAGAAGTTTTGTATGGTGGGGCTGCTGGTGGCGGCAAATCTTATGCTTTGATTATAGACCCGCTACGATATTGTAATAATCAAAACTTCAATGCTCTTATATTACGTCGTACCAACGACGAGCTTAGAGAACTGATACATAAAAGCCAAGAAATGTATCCAAAGGCATATCCGGGTGCCAAATGGATGGAAAAAAAGAGTCAGTGGACTTTTCCGTCAGGTGCTAGAATCTGGATGACATATTTAGAACAAGATAAAGATGTTCTACGTTATCAAGGTCAGGCATTTACTTACATAGGTATAGACGAATTAACACAATATAGTACGCCATATGCTTGGGATTATTTACGCTCGCGTCTTAGAACAGCAGACCCATCGCTTCCCGTCTTCATGCGGGCAACGACAAACCCCGGCGGGCCAGGTCATGTCTGGGTTAAGAAGATGTTCATTGACCCTGCTGTGCACAATACACCATTTTGGGCAACGGATATATCAACTGGCGAAACGCTTAAATACCCAGAGCGACATAGCAAAGCAGGACAGCCTCTTTTCAGACGTAGGTTTATTCCTGCTAAACTCATGGATAATCCGTACCTTTATGAGCAGGGCGACTATGAAGCAATGCTGTTATCTTTGCCAGAAGTACAAAGAAAACAGTTGCTTGAGGGTTCTTGGGATATAGCTGAAGGTGCTGCTTTTGGAGAATTCGATAGGAGATATCATGTTGTTGAACCTTACCAAATTCCTAATTCGTGGCGAAAATTTAGGGCTTGCGATTATGGTTACTCCTCTGCTACCGGCGTTCTTTGGTTCGCTGTAGACCCTGCAGACGAAACTCTGATTGTTTACAGGGAGTTATATGTAAGCAAGGTGCCAGCTAAAGAACTGGCTCATATGGTTATGCAGCTAGAGGAAGAAGAGTCTATACACTATGGTGTGCTTGACTCATCATTATGGCACAAACGTGGGGACACAGGGCCAAGCCTAGCTGAACAAATGATTGTCGAAGGATGCCGTTGGCGTCCCTCTGACAGAAGTCGAGGTAGCCGAGTTGCTGGTAAGAACGAACTGCACCGTAGGCTACAGATAGATGAGGATACAGACCGCGCTGGTATTGAGTTCTTTAGTAACTGCACTAACTTGATTGCCCAGCTTCCAACACTTCCTTTAGATAAGACAAATCCAGAGGATGTAAACACAAAGGTTGAAGACCACCTTTATGATGCCTTAAGATACGGCATTATGTCCCGTCCGCAGTCACGGTCTATATTTGACTACCCTAGTCAGATGAATATACAAAAGTGGCGCCCAGCGGACTCTAGCTTTGGATACTAAATATGGCTGAAGAAGAAATTACCGAAGAAATGATGTTCGTTCCTAAATCGGGTTCAGAGCTTTTAGCAGAATATGTACGAGAAAAATTTACATCTGTTGAAAGCAGCAGACAAGATGAGGAAGAAAGATGGCTAGATTCATACCGTCAATACAGAGGATTGTACGGCCCTGAAACTCAGTTTACTTCATCAGAAAAATCTCAAGTATTTATTAAGATTACAAAAACAAAGGTGCTGGCAGCATACGGACAAATAATTGATGTTTTGTTTGCAGGACAACGCTTTCCGATTGGTGTAGATTCTACACGTATTCCAGAAGGTGTTGAAGAAGCTGTACACTTTGACCCTAAAGACCCTGATAATGCTATTGAAGAACTTAGTAAAACATATGGTTTTGAAGGTGATGGGCGTGAGTTACCCCCCGGTGCTACGAAGGGTAGCTTAGAAGAATTAAACTTAGGCCCACTTGAGGAGTCGCTTAGCGAAGTATCAGAAGACTTAAAAAGTGGGTATGGTTTAACCCCATCTTCCCAAACATATAATCCTGCAGATGAAGCAGCGAAGCGTATGGAAAAAAAGATTCTTGACCAGCTAGAAGAATCAAGCGCTTCTAAGCATTTGCGTAACACTGCTTTTGAAATGGCATTGTTTGGCACTGGTATACTTAAAGGGCCATTTGCTTTTGATAAGGAGTACCCAAACTGGGACGAAGAGGGCACTTATGACCCTGTAATTAAAACTGTTCCTAAAGTTGAAAACGTTTCAATATGGAATTTCTACCCAGACTCTGATGCTAAAAATATGGATGAATGCGAATTTGTCATACAGCGTCATCGTTTGAGTCATTCTGATATGCGTGCGTTACGTCGTCGTCCTCTGTTTGATGAAGACGCAATCAACGATTCAATTGAAATGGGCACTGACTATGTCCGTAAATGGTGGGAGTCAGACTTAGAAGATTACCGTAATAGCTATGATGTTGACCGATTTGAAGTTTTAGAATTTTGGGGTAACATTGACCGCACTATGGCTGAAGGAGCTGGGTTAGAAATTCCTAATGAATTTAAGGATGTAGATACGTTACAGATTAACTGTTGGATTTGTCATAACAATATTCTTAGAATTGTTGTAAATCCTTTTACACCGAAGCGTATTCCTTACTTTGCTTCACCTTATGAACTTAACCCATATAGTTTCTTCGGTGTAGGTCTGGCTGAAAATATGACTGATACGCAACAGCTCATGAATGGTTTCATGCGTATGGCTGTTGATAACGCGGTGTTGTCAGGTAACCTAATATTTGAAATTGATGAAACTAATTTAGTGCCGGGGCAAGACCTTGAGTTATATCCGGGTAAAGTATTTAGACGTCAAGGCGGGGCGCCGGGACAAGCGTTATTTGGAACCAAGTATCCAAATGTCAGTGCCGAAAATATGATGATGTTTGATAAGGCACGGGTGCTTGCCGATGATGCCACAGGCATACCGTCGTTTTCCCATGGACAGACAGGAATACAAGGCACCGGTAGAACTGCGGCAGGTATCTCTATGTTAATGGGGGCATCACAAATCAGCATCAAGGGTGTTGTAAAAAACATTGATGATTACTTACTACAGCCACTGGGAGAAGCCTTCTATGCCTTCAATATGCAATTTGACTTTGACCCTGACATAAAAGGTGATTTAGATGTTAAGGCTCGTGGTACAGAAAGCCTAATGAAGAACGAAGTACGTTCACAACGTTTGCTACAGTTACTTAATGTGGCGTCTAATCCAAACCTTGCATCCTTTGTTAAGTTTCCTGTTGTGCTACGAGAGTTGGCACAAGCTATGGATTTAGATGCTGAAAAACTTATTAATGATGAGCGCGAAGCTTTCCGTCAAGCTGAAATTATTAAAGCTGCAGGTGGAGGTCAGCAACCTCCTCAACAAGCTGAAGGTATGAGTCCGATGGATATGTCCGGTGGAGGAGGCGGTAACATCGGTGTAGGTGGGGCGGCATTGCCCGGAGAACAAGGGTTTAGCGCACCTGGACAACAACCACAAGAACCATCTCAAGATGCTCAAGCACAATTATCTGCTATCCTAGGAGGTTTATCTCAGTGACACCAGAAATAGCTAAAAAGCTACTACCGCTTGTAAATACAAAACGTAATGTAGATTTGCTAGAGTTATATGTAGAAGCTCGTATTTCAGAATCACATAAGCTTATGGAACAGTCAGATGACCTAAGAGTTATCCAGATGGCACAAGGGGCTATTAAAGAATTGCGTAGATTTAAAACTTTGCGCGACGAAGTCACTAAGAAAGCTGAAAATGGTTGACCTTTTAAATAAACAAGACCCTGGGTTTTCAGGTTTCCGTGACAAGGGCATTGAGATGGTGCCTTTTCTTAAACGTATGCTTGACCCAACTTCGGATACCATAGAAGTTGACGGCAAACCTGCTACGGCACGCACTATAACTGTAGATAATGCGGTTATTCCAACAATCGTAGAACGGACGGATGAGAAGGGAAACAAAAGATTAATTAATCTTGAGGATGTAGCTCGTGCTACTAATCGTTCTCTTGAAGATGTAGCTCTTGAAGAAGCATATGTAACTGGTAATTTTATACCAACGCTAAGCCCAGACCGTGCTGAACGTTTGTCTAAAGTACTTAGCAGAGAAGCAGGTCTTAGAAGAGAACGATACTCTTTAATGCAACAAAGTAAAGGTCTAGGTGACGTAGAAATGCGTGCTGACCTAGAGCCTTACATACAGGATGATGCTTTAGCTCGTTTAGGATATGAGTTAGCTAGACGAGGGGAAGTAGATTTAGCATCTTATGCATCGCCCGACCCAAATACATATTATGGATATGGTGGGGGGCAAGTGCTTGGTACTTATTTTTATGAGGGATTGCCCCCAGATAATCCTCGCGCCGAACTTATAGGTGAAATTTCTCCTGTAACGCGCAGTTTAATGGCAACATCTGATAAACCAGCAGCCATTTATGAAAATGCTCCCCTTAAATTAAGCGACGAATTTGTATCTAAATCACGATTACACCCTGCAGAAGCTGAAAAAGACACGGTATATGAACGAAGACAAGCAGGACAGGAAAAAGACACCGCTGTACATGAGTTACGTCATGCAGCTATTGATTGGTTGTTAAAAAATACCGATTTAAAAAACAACGAATTATTCAATAAGACTAATTTTCCTACAGTGCGTACAGAAGAATACCTTATGGATGTATTGTCCATGGAAGCAGGCGAAAAGGGCAAAGAGGCAAAACTTCCAGAATTCACTGGAACACGGTTTACAAAAAAGATAGACCCAGAACAAACACAAAGAAGAGCAGGAACAGATACAGAGACTCGCGGCAGACCTGATGCCTCTATTTTTCCCGAGCAAAGACAATTACTTAATACTTATGCAAATGATGCATTGAAAGATTTTAATGTACCTGATTATACAGAAAGACAAGAATCTATACAAGAAGAAGAGCCTGAAAAGTTAAATTTTTTCCAAAGAATATTTGGAAAAAAAGAAGGAGGATTAATGATGGCGCAAGAAGGACAGGCATTACTGCCTATGACACAGGCTACATCCGCACCACAAGGCGGTGGGCCCAAGGCGGCTAATCCAGCGGCACGACAAGCTTTAGCCCAAGCTCCTAAAAAAGCACCACGTCCCGGTTCAACAGACCCTCGTGACGCAGCTGTACAAACTTTAGCGCAAGATATGCAGAAAAAACAACTTGCATCTGCGCCTCCACAACCCTTAGCTAATGCCCAAACTCAGATGGGGGGAATGGCAGCACCTACTAATCAGGCTGTTCCCATGATGGCAAAAGGCGGTACTAAAAAAGATGCGCCTGAAGGTCTTGCTGTTATGATTGGCCTTGGAGCGCCTCCCTCCGCCGATTTCGAACGAGCCGCAGAAGGTAATCCTCCGCCTGGTGCAACAAAGTCCGAAGTTGCAGATGACCAACTTGTTTTGTTAAGCGAAGGAGAGCTAGTAGTCCCCGCTAATGTTGTGCGGTATCATGGCTTAGGCACATACGAAGGTATGCGTAGAGAAGCTTTAATGGGATTACAGGGTATGGAAGAAAGCGGACAAATCGAATATGTAAGTGGCGGAGCTAAAAAAGCAGACCCTATTGATGATAATGGGGGATTGATAAAAGCACAAACAGGTACAACAGTACTAGGTGCGCCTACGACTACCAACTTAGATAGAACAATTGCACCAAATACTCAAGCATTTACTGTTCCTGAAGCTGCCTCTGCTAGATTTATTCAAAATCCTAATCAACCGAGCACACAACTTAAACCTACAACACAAGGCACATATAGATTTTTAAAAAGACTTAATGCACCAAACGTAGGGGATTATGCAACTCAACAACCAGTAACAGAAGAGAAACCTTCTGAAACTACCCAGCCATCAACTTCTGGCGAACAAAGGGGACAAAGCAGTCAAGATTTTAGTGAAGAAACATCTATAACTCCAGAACAAAGAGCAGCTGAGCAACGTTATGAAGAACTTGTAGATAACAGAAAAAGTGCTGCCGCTGACCTTGGATTTACTCGTGAACAAGGTGTAGGAAGTGCCTTACTTGGATTAACCCCAGCAGGTTTTATAGGTGGTAACCCTCCTGCTGGTACAGTGTTACTTGATGGCACTATTGCAGATGGTAATGGTAATAGCTTTGACCCAATAACTGGTGACCAAGTAGGGTTTAAAGGTGGCATCTTAGGTAATATTGCTAGTCAGCTAGGTTTAATGGGCGAGCCAGAGCCTGTTAAATTTGCTGAAAATATAAAAGATATGAACAGAGGATTGGGAGTATCAGATGGTGCTAGAGCAGATGCTGACTTAGCGTTTGAAAGATTAGACGACACACTTCCAACCAGTCAAACTCCTGCGGCTACTTCCCGAACCCAAGAAACATTTACGGGGCCAGAGTTTGTTGAACAAACTCCTGCTGGTCTTGGGTTTGCTCCAGAAGGGACAGGTGTCCCAACTAATCGCGGCACAGTATTTGATTTTGACACAACACCTGTAGGTATTGCTGCTCCTACGGTAGATACAGTGTTTGATTTTGATACTACTCCGTCTGGAACAATAGGTACACCGCAACGAGCGGACGAGTTTGCAAATCTTGGCGCACCTTCAGGGCCACCTCCTATTGGTAGGGATGTAATACAAGCTGCAATTAGAGAAGGATTTGAAAGAGGGGTTGATGCTTCTAGGTATCCAGCAGGAACCACACCTATGAATCCTGCTGAATTTGCTGGTACACGTAGCACACCTATGGATGCGGCAGAGTTCTCTGGCACAGGTGTGGGGGCTACTCGAGGAAGAGGCACACCTCCTACAGGAAGGGGCCCAACACCTATGGATGCTGGGGAATTTGCAAGAACTTCTACAGCTAGACAAACTGAAGAAGCTTTCCGACCTGATATCCAGAGACAGTCTGCGGCAGAACGTGCTGATGAAATACGTGCGGAGGCAGAAGGCGGTTCACCTTTCGATGATTATTCAGATGATTACAATCGTAATTATGACAGAGCTAGAGATTCAGGATATAGTAGGTCACAAGCAGATGAGTATGCCTATAATAAAACCGCTGCAGATAATGAGGCTCAAGAGCAAACTGGTAGCGACTTTGCTACCGCTGTAACAAGTAGCGATGGCACCCCTGTGCGTAGCGAAAGTGGCAACGTAGTAACAAACGATTATGAAGCTGCTGAAGAACGTTCTGATGATGGCGGTGGTTGTTGCTTTATTATGTTAGAAGCACGATATGGCGACGGAACAATGGACGAGGTTGTAAGACGCTATCGTGATGAGCATATGACTGTTAAAAACAAACGAGGCTATTACAAATTAGCTGAAGTATTTGTACCGTTGATGCGTAAGTATCCAGCATTTAAATGGCTCGTTACTAAAACATTTGCAGACCCCCTTGTGTCATACGGTAAATATTATTACGGGCAAAATAAGCATGGCGTAATATTTGCACCTGTAAAAGCATTTTGGATGAAAGTATTTGATGTGCTTGGTACAGATACAGAGTTTGTTAGAGAAAATGGAGAAGTAATATAATTAGACTTTGTAGTTAAAATATGTTATCATATTACCACGACGTAAGTCGTAGCTGGCTACCCATCACCCCATTTGGCTACTGGTGGCCCCAATAAGGAGTAAATTATGGCAGAAGGCATGGCTGTAAAGCAAGATATCAAAACTGTACCTATGAAGTACAAAAAAGACCGTTCTGAAGAAACCGCAGAACTGGCACGGTTAGAAGAAGAGCGCAATCAAATTCTTCAAGACCAAAAAGAGGAGGAAGAAGACAAGGCAGAAACCGAAAGTCTCAATCCTGAAGAAAAAACATTTAAAAAGCGTTACGGTGATTTACGTCGCCATTCGCAGCAGAAAGAAGATAAATTAAAAGAGCAGATACGTGCACTGGAAACTCAACTTTCTTCCGCTACTAAAGAAGCAATTAAATTGCCTAAGAGCGATGAAGAGATTGCATCTTGGGCGGAACAATATCCAGACGTTGCTAAAATCGTTGAAACAATTGCAACCAAAAAGGCTCAAGAGCTTGATTCTACTATTGAAAAGCGGTTGGAAATAATTGCTGAAAGAGAGGCTGACGCTAATCGTAAAAGAGCTGAAGCAGAGTTATTACAGCTTCATCCCGACTTTGACGACATTCGGAACGACACTGAATTTCATGAGTGGGTACAAGAACAGCCTACATGGGTGCAGAATGCTCTGTACGAAAATGAAAATGATGCTAGGGCAGCTGCTAGAGCAATTGACCTCTATAAAGTTGACCGCAATATCCAAGGCAAAAAAGCTGATAAAAAAGATACCAGTAAAGAAGCTGCTAAAGCAGTAACTTCTCGTGGTCAGAATAATGTAGCGGATACTAAAGAATCCCAATCCAATCAGTGGAAAGAGTCAGATGTTGCAAAGATGCGTCCTCAAGAATACTCAAAGCATGAAGAAGCAATTATGGACGCAATTCAGTCAGGAAACTTCATTTATGATGTTTCTGGACGCCAATAATAAAGTTTCCCCTTTACAAACACTTGTAAATGTGGTAAAAAATATAGTAAACTTAAAAGCGGCCCCCATAGGCAACCCGCAATAGCTCTACGTACCTGATGCTATTTTATTTACTATATATAAGTTGTAACCCTGTTACGTAGCAGGGTATACGATTTTCTCCCCTTATAAACTACCCATGAGATGTTTGGCCCTGCTCAACGCAGATACCTAAACTGACTGGCCTTTAAAGTGTTCAGAAAATCGGTGTTTTTAGCCTCACTTAGGAGAATACGATGGCTTTTAAAACTGCCGCTGGATACGGTAATCTACCGAATGGCAACTTTAGCCCGGTAATTTACTCGCAAAAAGTCCAGCAAGCTTTCCGTAAAACTTCTGTCGTTGAGTCAATCACTAATTCCGATTATTTCGGTGAAATCGCAAACTTTGGTGATACAGTGCGTATTATTAAAGAACCAGAAATCACCGTTAAGGAATATGCTCGTGGTGCACAAATTACTCCACAAGACCTTGACGACGAAGATTTTAGCCTTGTTGTAGACAAGGCCAACTACTTTGCATTTAAAGTAGATGATATTGAAGAAGCTCACAGCCATGTTAACTTTGAATCATTGGCATCTGACCGCGCCGGCTACCGTCTGCGTGACCAGCATGACCAAGAAGTTCTAGGTTATCTAGCTGGTTTCAAGCAATCTGCACTTAGCACTGCAGCTGGCACCGCAAACGATGTAGTTAGCGGTTCAAAAGCTGTTGCTACTGCAGGTTCCGATGAACTTCTCACAAGCATGAAGCTCCGCAAAGACAGCTTTGGTAATATTACCACTGGCTCTGCTGGTGACCACTCAATTCCTCTAGCAGCACGTCTGCCTGGTGCAACTGCACTTCCTACTGCAACAGCCTCACCACTGATGGTTATTGCACGTATGGGACGGTTGCTTGACCAGCAGTTTGTTGACACAACAGGTCGTTGGCTTGTTGTTGACCCAGTATTTGTTGAATTGCTCAAAGATGAAGATTCACGTCTTCTGAATGGCGACTTCGGTGGTTCTGGTCTGCAGGGCGGTCTTGCTATAGGTCAGTTGCATGGCTTTGATGTATATGTATCAAACAACCTTCCTTCAGTAGGAACAGGTGCTGCTACAACTGGTTCAGCTAACCAAAACGCTAACTTTGGCGTAATCGTTGGCGGACATTCATCAGCGATTGCGTCTGCTTCACAAATTACAAAGACTGAGTCATATCGTGACCCAGATTCTTTTGCGGACATCGTTCGCGGTATGCACCTGTACGGTCGTAAGATTCTTCGCCCAGAAGCAATTGTTACTGCCAAGTACAACGCAGCTTAAGGGAGAGAATAATGGCTACTTTTGACATGACCGCATCAGCAACTGCTGGTGTAAACTCAAATTCCATTGCCGTGCTTCCTGCAAGCCGCAATGGTATGAATATGCGCATGGTTGAGGCAATTCTAGACATCAGTAAAATTACTGACTATAGTTGCGCCGATGGCGATATTTTCCAACTGCTTGAAATTCCTGCAAACACTTTTGTGTTGTTTGCTGGTGCAGAAGTGCTAACTGCTTTTAATGGGACATCCCCAACTGTAGACATTGATTTTGCAGAAGGTGATGATATCATTGATGGTGGTGATGTAACTTCCGCTGGTTTCCTTGCAGAGGGCACCAATGGCCAAGCAAATGATGTCACAACAGGTGCTGCATCAACATTTACTCAATTTGTAACTACCACAGATACAATTGATGTAAAGTTGATTGCAGGTTCTAATGATGTTACTTCTGGTAAGCTCCGTGTATACGCTTGCGTTATAGACGTAAACGGTGCACAGGAACTGGCAACAGAGGTTGCACGCGACAACGCATAATAATGCTGGGGAGGCGAGCAATCGCCTCTCCTTTTATAGATATGGCACATTATGGCAACTTACCTGACATTAGCAAACGCAGTTTTAAATCGCATGAACGAAGTAGAGTTAACGTCAGTTACCTTTTCAAACGCTC